AGCTACTAGATGGGAACAGAATTCCTAAACCAGAGAATATCCAAGTCTCACATTCCAAATTAGGCTTCACAGCCGAACCGGGAGGTAAAACAAGGACGTTCGCAATAGGTGATTACTGGTCTCAGTTGTCCTTAAAAGGTATTCATAAGATGTTATTAAAAATCCTACGATCCTTAAAGACAGATGCGACTTATGATCAGAATGAAGGTTTTAGAAGAATACTAAAAGAGTCCAGAGGGAAAGAGACATTTTGTTTCGATCTCTCCGGAGCTTCTGATAGGATTCCAATAAAACTTCAAACTGTCATGATTTCTTCACTATTTACAAATTTGCCTTGGTGTCAAACACCTCGACAAATTGCGAATATGTGGGAAACAGTAATTAGTAAAAGAGTATTCCAATCCAAGTTCGGAGAATTCCAATGGTCGGTAGGTCAGCCGTTAGGCTTACTATCGTCATGGGGTTCTTTCGCCCTTTGGCACCATATCATAATCGAATACCTGGCATTCAAAGAAGGTATAAAATCCTTCCGAGAATATCAAGTACTTGGAGATGATGTGGTTATTTGGAACACTCGTGTGGCCCATGCCTACGTTGATCATATGAAATATCTGGGAATACCCATTAATCTCAGTAAATCAGTGATCGGTGATGGGACCTTTTCCCAGATTGAATTTGCAAAACGAATTGCAATCCAGGGAAAGGAGATATCAGGTATTCGTTATACTTTACTTGAATCAAATAAATTGAGAAACATACCTCAACTAATTGATCAAGTGGCATTACGATCCTTGATACCCATGGTATCCTCATTTCGTCCTTTCTCCGACGGATTATCAATCCGAAGGAGAGAACTCCTTAACTTCATCTTATGGTTAATGTTACCTGTAAGCCCCAATCGTAAGAAAGGGTTACTTACCGCGGTGACGGACGTTCAATATTTTATAGATAACTTTCGTTATTTACTAAATGAAGAACGGATCATAAGACTGCAAGAAAGAGTTTCTAGACTTGTAATAACAATGAACGAAAGTCCATTACCACGTTATTTCAAATCTAGGGGCGTGCACTTTGAGGAAAGCACACTTGGGCTCGGAGCTGGACAAGCCTCCTTGCATCTTCACCCTGTGGTTAGGGTGCAGGACGAGCTTGGTGCTGAGTTAGAAATTAAACTAAACAGACTGTACAGTGATGAGTTGGACAATCCTTTCGAACCCGTGGAGTACTTACCAGATGCAACGCATAAATCATTCTTTGGCGACACAAAAGATATCGCTTCTGAATTTATTTGTGCGATGGCAATAGACTTATACTACGATCATAAAGACCGACGATGCCATGGGGGGTTAGATAATTCCGTGGTCAGCGCTTTGCTGGAGTCACTTAAGATGAGTGCAC